GAATGGCACGAAGCCATAAAGCTGCTCGATCTTTTCCCATGCAAGAGTAGCACACACTGCATAACCACGTTCTGCCATATTATTGGCAAAGGCGATCCATGCAGCATACGTCCCACCGTTACGCGACCCGATCCAGGGTTTTTTCAAACGGGTCGGTGTGACACATACGCCGTTAAAAGCGTCCATGCCACATGACTCCCTGAATCTACCCGTGACGCAGGATTTCGCTCTGTTGACTTTTAGCCGACAGAGTTCAAGAGCCTCCATCACGATCGGAGCCCAGTCTGTGGGGACAATAATATCATCCCCATAGACAAAGACCCGATCTCCGACTTCCTGGCGTTGCAGCCGCAAGCGGCGCATGACAGCAGCCACCGATAGTGCCCAGAAGCACAGCGCTTCAACAGGAAAGCATAAAGCTGACCCCATTGGCGCAAACTTCTTCAAGGGCAACACACTCCCATCGGGGAGTTTGGTAGCCGTCGTTCGCGTAGCAAGCAAACATCGTAGCACGTTTTCGTTATTAGCGAATAGGAGCTTAACGAGGTCTACCGACACGCGATCAGAAGCTTCCTTGAGATCCAACGTCGCATAATCGCCTATCTTCGAAGAAGATAGTGCTAGCGCACGATTAATCTCCTGGTCCCGGAAGTTGATGTGACCACCGGTAATCCGTGAGGATTCCAAATGATCTACCAACTTTCGGCCGAGTCCCTGCTGAATCCACTGGTATTCCAATGGTTCACAGGAAATCAATCTCGGGCCTCTCGAATCTTTTGGAACGAGTACAACCTTCGCAACACCGCTTTCGCAGCGCTCGAGAGACCTGTACCAGTCCAAACGATCCATCAATTCTTTCCCCCATCCTGCGAGATAATACTCGTAGTAGGGGTAGACGCGATGAACATCTCGATAGAGTCGTGCAAATTGCCACTTCTCTTCAAGCTTTTCACCGGTCGCAACGGCTCCTGGACCATGCTTCGGGATAATGTCCATGGGATCGAACCCATGCATTACTTCCCTAACGACGTAGGACCCAGCAGCAATCAAGCTGCTGGTCTCACTATCGCTTCCAAGTTCGAGCTCCCGCTCCGTAGCGATGAAGTTAGCGATCACTCGCTGCTCCAGAGCTTTAGAGTATGGCAACTCGAGCTTGTAAAACATGAAACACAGCTGACGGAGATGCTTTACAGCATCTGGGTCAGCCATCTCCAGAAGACTACCATCCACGTCGAAAACGCGTTTAAAGTACGCCTGCAACAAAGCAGGTATACCAGTACACTTGTGAGCTGTTTTAAACTCACGTGGTACTCTGAAGCGCGCCTCTACCAAACCCAGGTCCAAAGCTTTCCCTAAAAGGGGAAGAGTTTTGGTCAGGAAAGATAGCCCCTCGCACGCGAATCGATTGCACATTGTGCGTCGATCCATGTCGAGGTCTTTTCGTGAAGTGATCCCAAGCGGATCTTGATCAAGTACCGACAAGGCGAAGTCGAGATAAAACTCGCTGTGGCTGTTCGGTGTTCCCATAAAGGTTGCACTCCTCAGTCACCACTAGGCC